CAGCCACAGGTCCTGGAGGATCTTCGCCACGTAGTAGCTCCTCCAGCCCACGTAGCCCCGCTGGCCCAGGGGGTCGTCCTTGTCGCGCTTGTCCACGGGCACGACCGAGATCTCCACGGGAGAAACAGCCGTTCCCTTGCCGTCGGCGTTCTTGGTCTTGTAGCCCTTGAGGGCGACGCACCCGTAGGCATCGGCTCCGAAGATGAGGATGGGATAGACGTCGGCCTTGCCGCCGGAAGAGGTCAGGACCGTCCCCCCGGCATCGCCGCCCGCGCCGGCCCAGGCCGTCAGCACGTTGTTCTTGAGGAAACGCACAGGCCCGATCGCCCCGATCTCCTGGGGATAGGGCGAGACCGAACCATAGTTCTTCTTTTCCACGAACCGGTCGCAATTCTGGATGTCCTTGGCCAAGTCCGAATGGCAGACCGCGATATAGCAGTCGTCCAGGGCCTCGGTGCCGTAGGCCGGCGTGCTGGACAGGGCCTTGGTGATGGGTTCGGCCAGGTTGCGTTCCAGCATCCGCACCACGTTCTGGATCAGGCCGTAGTTGACCGTGGTGTTGACCACGCTCCTGGAAGCGCCGTTGGCGTAGAAGACGTTGATGCCGCCGAGGAGCTCGGCCGCCGTGACCTTCTCGAACATGACGGCGGCGGCCTTGCCCAGGTAGTCCTTGGAGAGCTGCAAGGTCGGATCGGTATGCGTGTCCTCCACCCGGTTGGTGATCATGTACAGATCGTAGTATTCCTTCAGGGTGGCGGCGACGTCTTCCCACTGCATCTTGCCCGGCTTCGGCGTCACGCCCTCGGCCAGCACCTTGGGATCGGTCGGCAAAGGCAGATAGCGCCGCCATTCGATGACCTCGGTCTGGTTCTTGGGAATCAGCGCATGCTGCGCGAAAAGGCACAGCAGCAGCCGGGGATACATGACCTTGAGGAACTCGCTGGCCAGGTAGGCCCGCGTCCGATTGGAAACGTCTTGGGTGGTCGTGGTACCGAAACGGGTCATACGATGTCCCTTTATTTAAGCCCAAACGCCTCGATGAGCGCGCCGTCGTAGTCATCCGGATCAGGCGCACCCGCGAGGGGCGCGACCGGGCGACGATTCCCCACCGCTCCGGCTTCCTCGGCCCGGCGGCGCTTGTCGTCGTCAAGCGGCGTGTCAGGCTTTTTGTTGAGTGTTGCCTTGTACTGATCGAGCAGGACGATCACATCGCCCGCCCTTCCCCTTTTCAGAACCTGCTTCATGCGCTCGGCCTCGGCCCAGGGCTGTCTCTCCACCCACGCCGTCAGGCCGGCCTTGAACGCGTCCGCTTCCCGCACAAGAGCGGGATCATTCGACCGCAGGCCACGCGTTTCCGGGTGCCGCTCCTCGATCCTGGCGTCATGCTCTTCCCGGGTGATGGCCCGCACCTCGGAAGACACGCTGTCGAGCCGCATCTTGAGGGCGATGTTCTCGGCCGCGATGCCGGCCACATCCGCCCCGGATTCCCGCAGAACCTTCCGCAGCCGCTCGCCCACGGGCCCGGCCGCCTCAAGCAGCGGGTACAGCTCGGGGAACGTTTCCCGGAATTCCTCGGCATCCTTCTGGATGTCTTCCGGGATCTCCACGGTGGCCGGTTTCTCTCCGTCGCCCTCGCCGGCACCTTCCTGACGGCCCTCCGGACGGCTTTCCGGTCCTTTTCCGGCCCGGAGAGCGGCCAACTCCTCTTCCAGGTCCTTTTTCCGGGCTTCGAGGGCGGCGGCGCGTCCGCCCAGGGTCTTGAGCTCCTGGCGCAGCTTGGCCGGATCGTCATCACCGGCCCCGCCGGCATCGTCGCCGGCTTCCGGCTTCCGGTCCGCCCCTTCGCCGCCGGCTCCCTCGTTCCCACGGAGCTCCTCCGTTTCGGAGCCGGATTCGCCCTCTCCCCCGGTTTCGCTTCCGCCGCCGTCCTGGCCATCGGTTGCGTCACCGCCTCCGGCATCGCCGCCGGCTTCCTGGCCCCGGTCCTCTTCCTGGCCGGGGCTCCCGCCTTCGCCGAACGCGACATCAAAATCGTCGCCGTCGATTTCCAGACCTGTCATCATCCACTCCTTGCCCCGGTGCCGCTGTTGCGGGCCAGGGTCGCTGCGGGTCGCGACCGGTCAGCCGCGATGCCGATGAAACGTCGCATCAGCCGCCGTATGCGCCGCTGCCGGAAGGCGCGGGCGCGGGCTTCCCGGCGAGGTCCTCCTCGATCTTCTCCAGGACCTGGACCTGGCCCTGGAACCGCCGGAAATTCCCCTCGTCGGCGGTCTTCAGGGCCTTCATCGCCTCTTCCCGATACAGGCCGATCAGGCCCCGGACCGCCATGACGCCCCTGGAGAGCCCTTCCTTGTGCACCTCGCGGAGAAAATCCTTCTTATTTTCCGCCATTCTCGTACGCCTCCTCCCATATCTTCATTGCTTCGTCGGCCTCGTCCTGGATTTCCAGTTCCGTGATCTGCAAATCAACGGAGGAACGCTTGCCGCTGGCCATTTTGTCCACGGAAACGCCGACAACCGAGACCTTGGCCGTAAGAAAGAACTCCTCGTCCATCTCGAAATCTTCGGCCTTCATCTTGAGCTTTTTCAGCGTGTCATCGTTGAGCGAAAGCCGAAGACCGTAGGGATAGTCGGGAGCCTCGCAAGCGATCGAAACTTCCTTGGCTTGCTTCTTCGGAGTTGCGTTTTTCATGGACTGCATGGAGGCCTCCTACGCAGCCTGTTGCAATCCGGGATTGCCCGGCTGCGCGGCGGCTGACGCCGGTTCGGGTTGCGCGGTTTCCGGCGGCATCCCGGCCGACGCCGCGCCACCGGCCGAAGCCTCCTGGATCGATTGGCCCAGAAGCTCTTGCAGCACCGCCGCCGGGGCGATATTCCGGGATTCCATTTCCGCGATGATGGCCTTGATCTTGCCGGCGGTGGCGGCCTGGGATTGCATGACCAGCTGCTCCAACTGCCGCCGCTGCACCTCCGCATCGCTCAGGAGAATGGGCTTGCTGATTTCCATGGAAGCCGCGATCTCTTTGAGCAGCTCGCGGTTGTCGATCATGGGGGCGAAAGCCGGATTCTGCGTGGCCATCTGGGCAAAGAACTGGAGCCGCTGCGACCGGACCTCCTTGGCCACGAGCGCCGTCGCGCCGCGCGCCACAACGGAGAAATCTCCCTTGATGTCCGCCCGCTTATTGAAATCCATGTTCCAGTGATAGAGCGCGGTCATGTACGGGCTGGTCACGTTGTCATCGAAGACCTTGACCATGGCGGCGATGTTGATGGTCAGTGCGCCCATCAACATGGACATGCCGCCCAAGGTCTTGGCCGCGTCCGCGACATTGCCGTCCCCATGCACCCATCGCGGCGTCGACTGTTCATCCATGAACTCGTCGAACAGCTTGATCATGGTCTGGAACAAGGGGATGTTGTTCTGGACCTGATGGAAGACCATGAAGTTCTTGAGATCATCGGGGTTGTCGAACAGGAACACGCGGAAGGCGTGCAGCTTGCGCGCATCCTCGTTTTGCGCCAGGGCGGTATTGTTGATGCCGATGATGGGACCGGCCGACACGCTGGCGTTATCCAGCATGGCCCGCACGGAACCGTTGAGCGCCCGCTGCGGGTGGTGCAGGATGCGGGCGACGCCCTCGCCGAAGATCGAGGCGTCATCCTTCTCGCAGTAATAAAGCTGGTACGGCATGGCGACGCCCTTGATCGGAGCAAGGACGGCCTTGATGATCCGGTCGCCCAGCAACCAGACATTGCAGAAGAACTCCTGGTCGACCTGGTCTTCGGGGATCGTGACGCCGGCTTCGGCGAGTTGATCGCCGCGCAGCCAGCCCCACCGCTCCCACACGTCGAACCGGCCATCGAGGTTCACTGTGGCGGTCTTCTCGCCCACACGCCGCAGCTCGGCGTCTATCCTCCGCTCCTCGGCATCGCCGTCCTTGTTCCGCCGCAGGTATTCCCGGATGATCTTCCCGTTGAACGACGCGCGCCCGGCCAGCTTCATGACCTCGCCGTAGAGCATCTGGTAGAGCTCCCACACGTAGCGGCAGGAGCCGATGTCCTTGGCGGACATATCCGGGTAGAAATTCCAGAGATTGACGGCGGTCGAGGTCGGCCGCAGCTCGATCGGCTCGTGCACGAGTTGCCAGTCGGTCTGGACGGTCTCCAGGCCCGAGGCGTCGCTGACGATTTTCACCGTGGGGCGCCAGACGGCCTTGACGCGCTGCTCCACCAGCGGGCCCTTGTGCACGCCCGTGCCGAGACGCACTGCTGACCGCACCACCTCCAGCATGGTGGCACGGTAGCCGCTATGGTCCGGAGCCTCCGCGAGCTGATCTGCCATGACCGTGCGCATGGCCTCGGCGCGTTCCTTGGCGACCTCCGTCACACAGTCCGCCAGGACGCGCTGTTGCTCCATGGCCCGGCGCGTCGCCTCGGCCAGGCCATCCTTGTCGAGCAGCGGCTCCGGAGTCGGCCCGATCTCCCAGTTCGGGTCGCCGGACTGCGGAAACAGGATGTCCATGATCCTGGCTTCGATGGTGTCGCATTTGACCTTGGTCTTGCGGATGAAGACCTTCGACCGCTCCTGGTCGATCTCCCGCAAGGTCTTCTCGTCGTAGATTCCTTTGTACGCCCGCCAGTCTTCCAGCCAGATATCCTCTTGCAGCTGCCGGTCCAGCTTGGCCTGGTCGCGCTCCGAGGTCAGCTTGCCGGCAAGCTTGGGAAGCATCTCGGACATTCTAGGCCCCCTTCCCAGACTTGCCGGTAAAGACCGCGCAGTCGCGATAGTCCGCCAGGCGCTTGAAGATGGCCTGCGGCAACGGACAGCCCAAGGCGCGCAGATGGCCCATCACGGACAGCATCTCGTTGATGACCAGATAGATGATGATCCCGGCCCTGAAATCGAAATGCAGCAGGCCTTCGGCCTTGAAGTTCAGGACGCTGTCCAGGGTGGAGGCCACGAAAATGGCGATGGCGTAGAGAAAAAACTTGGCCAGTCCCCGCCGGATGCGGCGCAGGGACACACAGCTATCGATCCAGGCCCGGGTAAAACCCAGGGCGAAATCCACGCCCATGAGGACGAACAGGCCGCTGGTCAGCCTGTCCCAGCCACCCAGGAACCCGAAGGCCACGGCCAGGACCGTGGAAAGCGCGCCCTTGCCGAGCCAGCCGACAAGCAGGTCCCTGCCGACGTCGAGCAGGTTATCCCAAATCAGCCCCCACATCAGGCCGCCCCCACCAGGGCCAAGGCCCGCTCGGCCTCCGGGCTTTCAGCCAGACGTTTGGCCGCCAGCCTGAGCACGCCCAGGGAATCGGCGTCCGTGGCGTCCATGGCCACCGGCCGGGGCAGATCCGCCTGGAGCCGGACGTAGTCCAGGCGCAAGAGGTTGGCGCACTGCTCGTGGACCAGCTCGGACGCGCCGGAAAACATGATGTCCACCAGGCGCGGGGCCCACTGCGCCAGGCCGTAGGACCGGGCCGCCTCCAGGAGGATCGGCGTCTCGTTTCTCCCCGTGCCGAGGGACACCAAACGGGAATCGAGCTGGTTGCCCGCCCCGAACCGCCAGGACTCCAGCAGGGCCAGCAGGGAGGGGTTGTTGGCCACCACGCCGCCGTCGATGCAGGGCGTGGCCGTGCCGTTTTGGCTCTTGAGCAGATATGGCTCGAAATAGGTGGGCGCGGCGCTTGAGGCCCGGGCTACGTCGGCCAGCCGGTAGTCCTCGCTGCCCCAGGACCGCAACAGCACGGTTTCCCGGGCCTCGATGTCGTAGGCAACGGCCATGGCCCGGGTCTCGACCGAGGATAGGAGCCGGTCGCCGAACAGCTCGTACAGGGCCACCTCCAGCTCCCCGGCGTCATAGAGTTCGTCAGCCAGGCCACCGCAGGAGGTCAGGCGCTTGCCCAGGGACCGCGAGAAGATGGCCGGCCCCCGCTCCAGGTACAGTTCGGCCACCCGCATGGCCGGAATGCCGGCGGCCAGGGCCAGGGCCACGATCGAGCCCGTGGACGTGCCCGCGATCAGGTCGCAATGCCGGGCGATGGACGTTCCGGTCCGGGTCTCGAACAGGCCCAGGAGCAAAGCCGGCAGCAGCCCCTTGATGCCGCCGCCGTCGATGGAGAGGATACGCATGCTATTCCCCTCCCTTGGCGATCTCCGTAACCAGCTCCCGGGCCGCGCCATAAAGCGCCAGGGCCTTGAGCCAGTCACCGGCCCGGGCGGCCACCAGGGCTTCCTGCGCCGCCACGTAGAGCTTTTTCATGGACTCGGCGGCCGGATCGACCGTGGCCTTGAGCGCCGTGTAGGAGGCCCACAACCACTCCACGCCGGCCGTGATCCGCGCCGGCAGCGTCGAAGCCGTGGCGGCTTCCGTCGTTTCGGTCACGGCCGGCCCATCCGCCCCAAGGTTCGAGGCTGTGCCGGAACCCGACCCCAGAGGCACGCAGCCGGACAGGGCGAACATGAAAAGCGCGATCAGACCGCAGAGGACGGCGGTTCGCATGGCGTGGCTCCTTCGGGTTTTTCGGTGGTCAGCGAGGGTTGCGCCTGGACAGTGTCGGCAAGCTCGGCGAGTGCGGCCTCGTAGACCTTGGCCTGCCGGGCCAGCTTTGCAAGCCGGGCCGCCCGTTGGGTGGTCGCATCGACCAGCGGCCCCGAAGCCGTTCCCCGGCCCCACAGCACCAGGCCGTAAAGCGCCGCCGCCACGGCAGCGATGAGGCCGGACATGCTGACAGGGACCGCATAGATGGTGCCGTCCCAAGCGAAGCCGCAGCTATGCGTCGCGCCCTGGCCAAGGCACAAAAGGACCATCAAGAAAAGCCCGGTTCCGCCGTATTGGGTCTTGGATTTGGCGTAGGCCGCCAGGAGCGTTTTAATGTCCATGGCCCACCTCCACGCCCGCGCCCATGGTCCAGACGTCGATGGGCAGGTTGCTTCTGGCGACGGTGAATCGGAGCTTGTCCCAAAACCGGGCATCCCCCGGCTTTTCGAGGATCAGGACGATGCCGGCGCGCTTGCCGGTCGCATCGGCGTAGGCCAGGGCTTGGCCGATGGATTCGGCCCACTTGGACCCGAAATCGAACTCGATGGCGTGCGTGTCCGTCTCGCAGTCCACGCGCAGGCCTTCACGCGGCCGCGTCTCCAGGACGCCGCCGGCCTCGGCGCACCACGCGGCCTGATACCAGTGCTCGGGATGGTCGTGGCGGGCCTGGGCTTGCACGACGCAGGACACGAGCAAAAGCCCGGTGGCCAGGACAACCAGAGCCACACGCGGCCGACGGTAGATCCATTCCCACACTTCGCTGGCCCGCCTGGCGCTTTCGGTGGACAGCCCGCAGTCCTTGAGGCGGCAATACACGTGGACGGAATTGAAGAAGTGCTGGAACCAGTCGCGGATACGCCTACGCATCGGGGAACCTCCCTCCGAGGATCTTGCGGACCTTCTCCGGGTACTCGGGATTGGTATTGTGCACGACGGCATAGGGGCCGCCGTTGTAGGCGCGCAGCACACCGGGCCAGCCATACTTGCCCAGGTAGCGCCGGGCGTAGCCGGCCAGGTGCTTGCAACCGATGGCGATATTGAGGGCCGGGTCGTGGAGGGCGTTCAGGAATTTGCCGGCGAAGCCGTTTTCACGGGCCACCGCGCCCATGGGTTGCATGAGGCCCCAGGAGGCCTGCTGGCCCCACCACTCCGCGTCCGGATCAACCCCGGCGCAGGCGGCCGGGAAATCGGCCGGCGGCTTTTCCGATGCCACCTCGACGTCCGTGACCGCGCGGAACGCCCGGCCAGTCCGCGTGTTCCAGAACCACCGCCACTTCGGCTCGGGGTTCCAGGCCCAAATGTCGCCGCCGGATTCCACTTCGATCACGGCCCAGGCAATGGAAGAGGGGACGATGCCGTAGGCGAGGACCGTCTCGCCAACGATCTGTTCGAGCTGACTTGGGGTGGGAGCGAAGAACGCGGACATGGCGGCCTCCTGGTTGAAGGCCGCCATGTCCGGGATCAGGAGAGAGGCTCAGGCACGCAGGCGGTGACGGGTGTGGCGGCCGTTACCGCTCAAGCCGTACCATGGGTTTTTGCACCGCCCGGGAAGGTGTGCCGGAATGGTAGGGGAGTGGTCGGGGGGTGGTTGGGGAATGCGCCGAAGGTGACATGGAATGGTAGGGAAGATTTTTCTTGACAGATATTCATGGACGCCCCTTGGGTGGGAGTTCCGCTTGACAAGGTTCCATCCGTTGGTACCATTAAGAACATGAACACCCGAAACCAAAAGACGCTTGCCGCCATCTTTGCCCGGCCAACGCTCGCGGGCATCCGGTGGGAGGATATCATGGCACTGTTTCGTGCTCTTGGTGCCACCATCGACGAGGGGCGAGGATCACGGGTCCGGGTTATCCTGAACGATGTGGCGGCCACCTTTCATCGGCCACATCCCGGCCCCGTCGCCAAAAAAGGTGCGGTGGAAAGCGTCCGGGAACTCCTTAAAAACGCAGGAGTAACACCATGAATGCCATGACATACAAGGGCTACACTGGAATTTTCGAATTTATCCCTGATGACGATGAGTTCCATGGGCGCGTGATCGGCATCCGGGATGTGATCCACTTTTCCGGCAGCTCAGTCGGAGAGTTGCGGCAAGCCCTGGCCGATTCGGTTGAAGATTATCTTGATTTGTGTGCTAAGGCGGGGAAAACACCGGAAAAGCCCTATTCCGGACAATTCCGGCTGCGCCTGTCCCCGGAAGTGCATCGACTCCTGGCTGTCGCCGCCAAAACCAAAGGGAAAAGCCTGAATGAATTCGTAACGGATGCAGCGGAAAAAGCAGCACGGGAGACTGTGCGGTGATCGCTGACCGTTGATCTCTGAGTAAAGGGAAGAATCACTGCGCCGCCTGTATGTAGTTCCGTCTCCACGTCAGCAGTTCTTCCCGGTCCGCGATGTAGGAGAAGCCATCAAACCGCACGGGCATGGGTGGGGAAGCCTCTTTGAGGTAGCGGATAAACCGTCGCCGCCCAATCCCGAGAACCGCGCAAATCTCTTCCTTGTTGCGGAGCATCGTCCCCTCATCCATCGTCAATACCCCGCCAAGCTGTCGGCCGTGCCCGACCGGGTTTCCGTGCGCCCAAGCGCCGGCTTGCGCTCATCGCAATGGGCGATGGCCCAAAGCAGCGCGGCCACGGCCGGGAAGTCTTCGATGTGCCGGCGGATGTCCCGACCGGCATCTTCCACCAGGGCGACCAGGTCGCGCCGACCGAGGTCCAGGGCCGCCCGTCCGACGATCCTGGCCGTCAGGTACGGGGCCAGGTCGGCATGGAGCTGCCCGCCGGCACCCACCCCCGGGGCGGGCTGCAAGTTGATGCGGGCCCGGCCCCTCGCCGTCAGCCGCTCATTGAACCTGCGCAGGCGCTTGGCATACGGGTGCCAGGTGTTGCCGACCCAGATCGAGACGGCGGACCGGCCGGCGAACTTCCCCGTCAGGGGAGCGGCATCGGCCGCGAGCTCCATAAGCTGCTCCAGATCCGCATGGGCCTCGTAATCCACCAGCCGAAGCGTCCGGTAGCCGTCCACGGGGTCGGCAACGAGATCCTCGGCCAGTGCCACCACGGCCCCGGGCGTGACTCCCTTGGGCCAGCACAGCCCGGCCACCACGCGCGTGAACACCCGCTTGGTCTCCAGATCCCGCAACCGCGTCAGACCGTTTTTCGGCTCCACATAGGCTTCGAGCTTCATTGCAAGTTCATCCCCGCGTAAAAGCTGTTGCTGGCGAAATCGGCCGCGATGCACCAGTAGTTGAAGGCATGCCGGTAGTGGTCCGGGCCGAGCTTGACCCACGTGTAGAGCTTGCTTCCGGTCTCCTCATCCTCTTCCAGTTTCTTGGCCGTGTTGGCCGCGTGGGCCGCGAACTGCTCCACCTGTTCGCTCTGGCGAGGCAGCGAAATCCTCTTCCCTGTCAGCGCTTCGTGGGAGGCGTCCATGGATTCCGTGCGGTTGACGGACACCTGCATTTTTTCCTCGTTCCAGGCATACCCGCCCTTCTGGTGCGGCGAGTACCAGTTCAAGAATACCCGACCAGGAAACCGCGCCGCGAACTCCCGGGCCTTGCGCGTCTCGGGCATGCCGTCGATGACGCAACGGGACACGTTGAAGGCTTCCATGAGCCGATCCAGTTCCTCGAAATCCCGGTACTCGCCCACGTGCGGGATGCTCCCGCCCCGCCGGCCAATGACCACATGGAGCCCCTTCCCTTGGTCCACCCCCATGCAGCACGGCCCGGGATCGCTGGCGGCGATGCCGTGGGAACCGCACAGCGCCAGGACCTCCTCTTTCGTGATGCGATGTTCCGCATCGACATAGGCCAGTCCCAACTTATAGTTGTAAAACGCCTGGATATCCTTGGCGGTCCGATACTTCTTCAAAAGCTTCGACAATTTCACATACTGCGAAAAGAGCTGCGAATACTGGTATCCTCGGGCATCGGTGACGCCCGGCTTCCGCGCCACCCACTCCCCCTGGGCAGGGACAAGGATGCCTTCCCGACAGCGCATGCACCGCAACACCACTGTCCCGTCCTTCCTTTCCCACAGCAAATCCGGGACGCCCCGCTCCTTTGGCTTGGCGCTCGCCTCCCATTCTCCCACAGGATCGGTCCACCCTCCGCAACGCGGGCATTTGAGCAACCAGTACCGTTGATCGGTCTCTTGAAATTTCTTGTCTATGCCGAAGTCCGGAAGCGTCGGGTTGGACAGGTAATGTTCCCATCCAAAATCCGAGTGCGCCATGCGCTCTTCCGCCGTCTCTTCAACGGCAAAAGCAAAAAGGTCGAACTCATCGTAGACATTGAAGTCCGTCGGGTCGGAACGCACACCTTCCGTGCTTTTCGTTCCACGGAAAAGAAGGTTGCACCGCTTGATCCGCTTGACCCCCACGGCATCCGTTTCCTGGACCCACCTTCCCAACGATTCGGGATTATTTTCGATGAGCGGGCCTACGCGTGTTTTGGAAAAGTCGGACGAACCCGTCTTCGAAGGGAATAGGTACAAGATGCCTACAAACCCACGAAAGAGTGCCGCATGGAAGCACCGCAGAATGGCCCGGGTGGTATTGCCCATCTGGGCGCACTTCTTTTCAACCTGCAAAGGATGATCGTCGGAATAGGGCACTTCCAGGAATTCGTGACGGGAGAAAGAGAAGGGCCCCCTATCAAGGGCCACCCCCATCTGACAGGCCCACCCCCCCACCCCCCCGGGGGGGGCCTCCTCGGTCATCTGGACGACAGCCTGGGCCTGCGTGAGGAAATTGGCCATGAGCGAGTCTTGCCCGCCCATGGCCGTTGGTCCCGCTGATGCTCGGCGTCCCGCCATGCTAACTCCTCACAGCTCGTTGTCGTAGACCGACCGGATCTCCTCCGGCTGGATGCACAGGTAGTCGAGCGTCTGTCTCTGGGTGGAGTGCCCGAACACGGTCATGAGCGTGGGGATGTCCACGCCGAATGTAACGCGCTGATGGTAGCCGAAGGTCTTGCGTAGCGTGTGCGCGCCGTAATGGCCGGGCAGGTTGATCTCCTCGCACCAGCCCTTGACCAGCGCCCACAGGTACTGCTTCGTGATCGGCCCGCGCTGGCCCTGGAACACCCGCTCATCGTCCGCGAACGCGCGCGTGGCCAGGAGCCTGGTCAGGGCCTCGCGCACGGCCTTGTTGGCCGTCAGCCGCCGCTTCTTGCCGGTCTTGGCCTCGACCTTGGCCGCGCCGTCCGGATCGGCCAGGATCGCGCGGACCTCACCGGCCGTGAGCGAGAGCAGATCGCTGCCGCGCAGGGCCGTATTGATCCCGGTGACGAACAGGGCGTAGTCGCGCGGCCTGTCGGCCAAAAGCTTCTTGATCGTGGCGATGGCCCGCTTGTCCTTGATCGGCTCGACCGCGATGGAGCTGCCCGCTTTCGGATGGTTCATGTTCCCGTTCCTGGTCATTTTCCCGCCCTCCGTTCTCTTTAAGTTTTCATCATATTGTGATGAATTGTTAACAAGAGTCAAGGGGGCTTTCAAGTTCTCATCTCAAAACATCGAGTCAATCACCTATCATCGTTGATTTTTTTCTATTTCAGACTCATTAACTTCTATCTGAAAGTTAATGAGATTATCCAGACTGATTCAGTCCGAAATCAAGGCTGCTCCGCGTGGCCTGGATCTCCGTGAGCCGCGAGACGATCCGCTGGGCCACCTCGGGCGCGCAATTCTTGATTTCCGCCAGCACGACTTCCTGGAAGTCCTGGACCTGGCGCAGATTGTATATCTCTTTTCGCATGTTGAAATCGAACTCCAGTTGTTTGCGCAGTTCGCTCTGCGCCGCGATGATAAACGACAGCAAATCCCGCTTCGGACCGGCCATGCGCTGCAATTTGTAGCGCGCATCCCGTGCCCTCGATTCATTGGCCGAATCGCCATGAAGGCACAGATGGAGCATTTCCAGCAGTTCCCGGGCTTGTCTGCCGATCGCATCAAGCTGTTCGGCCGTCGAGAGCTGTCGTTCAAGCACCTGTGGCGCGGCGAACAACGCAACATGCTTGTTGACCGAGACCTGTACGCCCTTGAGCCGCTTCGACACGGCCGCCTCGGAAACGCCAAGCAGGGACGCCGCCTCGCGTTGCGACTTTCCTTCCTTGATCAGCTTGAACAAGTCTTCGGTCTTGAACTTCATGACGGCTCAACTTTACCCTTTTACTATTGCAAACTCAACTCTACTTTACCGGATGCTCAACTTAACTTTGGAAAAACTTCACCAACGCTTCACCTTTTTTGCTGCTACGGAGGCACTTGCTTTCCCTTCTTCGGTTGAATTTGTTGGCTTCCCGGTTGATCCTTTTCTTTCGCTTTCCTTGCCCGCCATTCTTCCCGGCTCAACCCACCGTCGCCTGATGTCGGCACAACAGGACCGCCCATCTTGAGCAAGAGCTGCGTGAACTTGTCCCGCAGCCCCCGTGGCGAGAGGATCACCCCGGCCCAGAACGAATCGGCATGCGCCCACCGGATCACGGCTTCGACCTCCTCGGCCGTTCGTCCGTCCAGGCGCATGATCCGTTCGATCTCCACGGCCCATCGCTCCATGTTCGGCGGCTGGGCCTTCGGGTCGCGGGTCTGGATCAGCTCGAACAGAAGCTTTCCTAGTCGGAGGCCCGGAGAGGGCTCCGACAAGGTATTTTCTTTAGGAGAAGGAGAAGGAAGAGGGCATTGCTTTCGCGATGCGCCCCGCACTCCACCCGCGCCGCTACTCGGTTTCTCGCCTCCACCCCAGCGGGCGCGAGCTCCGACCAAAGCCCTTTCCCTTCGAGCTGGAGCTGATGCCGCATATTCGTTGTGTTCCATCCAATCATGAATACAGTAAACACCATCATTCCGTTCCAACCAGCGAAGTTCAAGTAACGTGGCGACAAAATCACCGCGTTTTCCCTGCCAGCCTGCATCAATTTCAATATCGTCTTCATCTTTTCCAGTTAAGACGCCACTCGGACACGTCATAGCCACTCGCGTCCATAGACGCGTTAAACACCAAAAAGCCCTATCTCCAAGCTTTAGCATCAGCTTAATTGTTTTTGGATGATCCGGGCAAGTGCAGGCGAGGCGGATATCCTTGTTCACCACTCCACCCCCCTCGCACAGCCAACAAACACACTTGGCAATGCCAAAACGATGCGACCCGCACTCCACCCGCGCCAAACCTTGATTTCAAGGATGGACGAGAGCCGACAAGCCACATCGTAAGTAGACCTGACGCCACCGCTGACCCTGACCACCGCTCCCCCCCGGAATTAGCGAAATACACACTCGGCATTGCCCAAGCCATGCGCCCCGCATTCCACCCCTGAAATGACAGGCCTTTCCCCCTGGACAGCCGAGCCGCCCCCCCCAAAAAACCTTTTCCGCGCTCGCTCCTACTCCTCCTCGAATTTCATGAAAGCCCTGTCAAAACCGACCTTTAGCCGGCCCGTCCGGGAGCTCCGGCTTTTGTCCACCGTAAGCCAGGTCCTGACCACCTCGGCGTTCTCCGCTCCGGCTTCCGGCGGCTGGATCAATAAGATGATGTCGGCGTCCTGCTCGATGGCCCCCGACTCGCGAAGGTCCGCTTTGGTGATCCGCTTGACCGTCCGCTTCTCGACCTCGCGGTTCACCTGGGCCAGCAGCACGACGGGAATCTGGAGCTCCTTGGCCAGACACTTGAGCGCCCGGGAGATGCCGGACACCTCCTGCTCACGGCTGCGCATCCGTTCCTCGGGCGTGACGAGTTGGAGGTAGTCGATGACGGCCAGGCGGATCTTGCGCTCCCGCTTCCAACGGCGGCAGGTGGCCCAGATATCCGACGGCCGGCACCAAGGCTGATCGTAAAAGGAGATGGGCCAATGCTGGAAATCCTGGGCCATGGCGTAGAGGCGCGACATCTCGGCTTCGGTGAAGGTGCCGTCGCGAAACGATTGCGCGTCCACCTCGGCACCCGTGGAGAAAAACCGGCTGGTCAGGGCGAACTTGCCCATCTCCAGCGAGAAAACACCCACGGGATAGCCCGCGCGCGCCGCATGGGCCACGATATTGAGCGCCAGCGCCGTCTTGCCTTCGCCCGGCCGCGCCGCCAGGACGATCAGCTCCTCCTGGCCAAAGCCTTTGACCAGCTTGTTGAGGCCGCTGTACGGCGTCGGCACCATGAAGCCGCCGTCCTTGCCGAGTTGCTCCAGATACTCGAAGTAATCGCGTAGAAATTCGGCCGGCGTCTCGCCCGCCGTGGAAACACGGTCCTTGAGCACGCCCTCCACAACCCTGGCGGCATAGTCGACGAACACCTGCGGATCGAGGGTCGCGTCATAGGCCGTTTCGATGATGCGGCGGCCGATGTCGAGCCAGCCCCGGCGCTTGGCCATCTCGCGCACGATGCCGGCATGGTGCAGGGTATGGGCATCGGAAAGAAACGCCCCTCCCGTGAGGTCGGCCAGGTAGACCGGCCCGCCCGCCGTCTCCAGTTCCCCGGCGGCCGTGAGCGCGGCCGCCACGGACACCAGATCAACCGGCTTGGCCCCACGCCACAACCCCACCATGGCCCGCCAGATCGCGCGGTGGACCGGGCTGTAGAAGTCTTCGTCCCGCAGCTCGCCCGCGAGCTTGTCGAGCAGCGCTCCCCTGACCAGGGCCCCGCCCAGGACCGCTTTCTCGGCATCCAGGTTCTGCGGCGGCAGGTTCCGCAGCAGGGCATCTTGCAGCGTAGCCGGGCCATTTTCGGTTCGTGCCGTCTCCCGCTTCCGTGGTGCGCTCATGTCCGCCCCCCTTGCGCCGACACCATGAAGTGTTGACAGGTTTTCACTTTGTGAATACTTTTATCGTCATGACATGGACGGTCGAATATTCGCGCCGGGTGCAGAAGCAAATCCAGGCCCTGCCGCCGGCCCGGCGGGAAGATTGCTTCGCCCTGCTCAAGGAAATCGAAATCCTCGGGCCGGTTCGGACAGGCTGGCCGCACTACGGCAAGATCGAGGGCGCGAAAGAATGCCACCATTGCCACTTGAACAAAGGCAGACCCACCTACGTGGTCGTCTGGAAGATCAAGGACAAGGCAATCCGGGTGGTGGAGGTGAAATATGCCGGCACTCACGAAAACGCAGACTACGGCAGGCTTGGTTAGTTTCTGCCTGACCGTGCCTGAGCACGTGGCCGGGAAGTTCGAGATGGCCCTGGCCGCCCTGCTCGCCCTGACGGAAGAGGAAGACGACGGCCGCATGTACGGCATCGCCGAAACCTTCCCCGACATGGGGCCGGGCAATATCCTGCGGGCCATGCGGCGGCGCGGGGACCTGACCCAGGAACACCTTGCCGAAGCCGTGGGGACCACCAAGGCCAACATTTCGGCCATGGAGACAGGCAAACGCCCCATCGGCAAGGCCATGGCCGAGCGTTTGGCCAGGGCCCTGAACACCTCGTACAAGGTCTTCCTATGAAGCGCCGCTGTCCGTAGACCCCGCATCGTCTAGGCCCCGCCCCGGCGGGGCTTTTCTTTTTCCCGACCCAGGGCGCATTCCTGACCTAACGACGCGACGCCTCCCGCGAACAGGTTGAGGATCAGGCCGCGCATGGCAACCTCGGAGGGAGCTCCCAAAGGTTGGGGGCATTTTGGGGGCAAATCTGAGGAGGGGAAAAAGAAAACGGGTTAGCTAAGATTTTTTTCTTAGCTAACCCGTTGGTTTTCTTGTGGTGCCGAAGGGGAGACTCGAACTCCCACCCCCTTGCGAGGACTAGACCCTGAACCTAGCGTGTCTACCAATTCCACCACT